TTTGTAGTTCTCGGAGTGTGTAGCAGCCGGAGTGGTCGCATCCTCGGCCCTCGAGTAAGTCGAAGCAGATGAAGCGCTCCAGGTACTTGATGATTAGGCTGCGCTCGTTGGCTCTTGCTGGTGGCTTCATTAGATTTCCCCGTCTTGTAGTTCTTGTAGTTCGCCCTCTAAGTCTTCTTGGAAGAGGATTGCTCCGACTTCCATGAATGCGTTGCCGATTTGTTCGTCGGTCCATTGCAGCTCGAAGCGTAGGTGTTCCATTACGGAACGGAAGACGCTCATGTCGTCTTGCATGGCGTAGCGGATTGCCAGGGCGATTTGTTCGCCGGTCTCGAAGTTCATGATGTCGGTCATTTCTTGAAGTCGCCGAATGTGAATGCACAGAACGCTAGTCCGAGTAGGACTGCTAACCCGGTTGCGTAGCCTGGGTGTTGGTCTTTCATGAGTAGTAACGAGTTGGTTACTAGGAATAGGGTGATGCCCCAGAATAGTAGGCCCCAAAGTGTTTTCATAGAATCCTCATTCTCTTTCGTAACCGATTTGGTTACGAGGTTATGCTAGCAAAGTTTTATTCGTATGTGTGCAAGTTTATAAAAACTTTTGGCGTGTCGCCCTCGAGACAATAATGCTTCGCTATCTTCACTTCGACAATTTGTTGGTCGGCTGCGATTGCGTTAGCGTCAGCCAGTCCGTCAAAAATTCCTCTACACAATTTGTCGACATCGGGCTTTGCTGTTGGTTTGGCTCGTGTAACGCTTTTGGGTTTTGGTAGGTAAACCACGATTACGGCCCGGACTGGTTCGTGCTGTTTGAACCCGGTCAAGTTATGTTCTGCCATCGAGCTTGCGACTTGTGCCGATAGTGTTGCGCGCCAAGCTTTGAGTTTTGGGTTTGCGTCTCGTAACCAGACTTTGCCGCCCCCCTGGGCAATAGTTTTACTACCCTGGGGGATGGCTTCGCCTTGCACGATAAACATGAGGTTCATTAGAACGGCGCGTTTCCGTACTTCGCTAGGTCGTCTAGGTCTACTGCAGCAGTCTTTGGTTCCTGCTTGGCTTTCACCTGGAGAACGATTGGGTCGTTGATTGAGTGGCCAACAGCGGACTTGGTTTCGCCGTCTTTCTCATACGCCTCGAGCTTGGTTCCGAGTTCGCCTTTGACTTCTACCCAGTCCCCGGTGTTGATGTCGGTTACGCCGTTGAACCAAACTTGCCACTTGCGCTTGCGCTCGAACTTGTTGCCATCCTTGTACTCCACTACGAAGTCTTCCCAGATGGTTAGGGATTTGCGAGACTCTGAAACCTTTGCCTCGCCGCTGATGATTACTATTGCCATTTTGTCATTCTCTTTCTGTATATATCTTTTTGATTGTTCAATGGTTGTTCTTAATTGTTAACCGGCCACCTGTGTCCTGTGAGACGACCCAATTTGTCCTGTCAGACGACCCAATTTGTCCTGTCAGGCGGTCACGGATGGCCGCTAATGTCAGGTCACGATGTTGAGTGCTTCCGTCGCAAGTTTCAGGGCAATCGACAAGTATCCGGTAACGGTTTGTTCTGCGTTGTGGTTCATGCCCAACTCCCTGATGAAGTAAAACATCTACCTCACCCATGTCGGACAATTCTTTCAAGGCTCGACGAGCTGTGCGTTCGGAGCAGTTCGCTAGCCGGGCAAGCAGCGCTTGCGATGGCCAAGCCCCATACTTGCCATCGTCGTCGTAATAGTGCGCCAGGGCGACTAGGACAAGTTTGGTGGTGGATTGTGCTTTGGAGTGCGCTAGAACAGCGCTAACGGCGTGGAAGCCCATTGAGTCCTCACTCTACTTCTTTAGGTCGTCTGACCTCTGTGTGATGAAGTCTAGTGTCATCTGGTCGGCTTTTGCCTTGATTGCCTGTTGATAAAGTTTTCGGAGTGTCTCGAGGTCGGTTGCTGCCGTTGCAGCTGCAACAAAGTCAATCGGTGCTGGCTCGTCATGTCCCTTAGCAATAACCATCTCTTCGCGACTTGGGCGCTTACCCTTTTTGGCGAAGTCTAGGTCTGCCAGGGCGCGACCGATAGCCGAAGTGCAAGCAATCTCTAACCAAGAGTTAGCGGTCATGCCAGAGCCGCCGACTTTCTCCTGAGCGTGGTCGACCGTTACCGGGCGGTGGTCTTCGCGTTCGGTGAAAACTTCAGCGCGAACGATTACCTGCTTTTCGTCTAGTGAAACTATGACGGTGTGGATGCGGCCGTTTGGGTATTTGGCCCAAAAGTCGCTGATGCGCTTTTCGACCGGTTCGTAATCATCTAGGAAGTGTGCCATTGGTTGCCTCTTTCTCGAACAGCAAAGCTGCTGCTCTCATCTCTGCTTGAATGTTCACATTGGCCTCAATCGAGAACTCTATGAACTTGTTACCTTTGCATTGCACCAATACTGCCCGGCGCAAGCCAAGAACCATTAGATACCAGTTTACTTGGTACAGCCACGCATCCGACATTGTCGGCGCTTGTGAGTTTTTTATTTCGAGGATGCCTATTTCGCCATCGCTCCAACGAATCAAACCATCTGGGTTTGCTTTCCAATACGGATGTTCCTGCGATTGCCAGGTACCAGTCTCTACGACCGTTAGCCATTGTGAATTGTCTTCCAGCCATAGGCGGCGGATAGCGGGTTCAAAAGCCGTACCGAGACGCATAGCCAGATTAGGCTCTAAAACGCTCTGTGTGCCATTCTGACGGCTTTCTAGCAGTTCTGTGCGTGTCTGGTAGCGGTTGACTCCGCAGATGGTTCCTATGTCGCTTCCGCCGATACCGGCTCGAGCTTCGTGCCACTCTGGGGAACCGCTCTCGTAAGTGCCGATTAGCATTCCCTTGCCGAGCGCTTCGACTCGGGTCTCAATCTCATTCATATGGCCAAGATACACCAAACCCCCGACACTAAAGGGGGGGTGTGTCGAGGGCCGGTGCTGAGGGGGAGAATGAGGAAAACCCCTCTCTGCTTTAGTTTACTGCTTCTGGTCGTCTTCGACCGAATCGGCAGCCTTTTTGAAAGAACGCTGTAAATCATCCAGGGCGATACGCATCTTGCCAATCATTGTCTTGCCTAGTTCGCTGAACACTAGGAGCATTGCGCCAAAGAACATGGTCATGATGCCGATGAATGCCGACGAGCCTGGCACCATTGCGCCAGCGCCTAGTCCTGCAGCTGCGACGATGAAGAATAATCCGATGCTGAACCAGATGAACCAGCCAAGCAGTTTGGCGATTGCGATTAGTTTGTCTTTCACTTTTTGACCGGTGCTTTCTTCTTGGGTGCAGCCTTTGGCGCGACCTTGCCCGGGTTGGCTTCAATGTGCTTTAGAGGGTCTACTAGCTTCTCGAAGATGCATAGGTGTGGTTGCTTGCTTGACGCGATTGCTAGGTGCAAGTGTGCGCCGGTCGAGGCAGAGCCAGACTCGTGCTTGCCGCCGCCCACGCGACCAATAGGGTCTCCCATGGCCACGATGTCGCCGACCTCGAGCTTAGACTGCTCTGCTAGGTGTGCGTAAAGAACCCAGAAGCCATCCATTGTCGAATGGATAACAATCCAGCCGAGGACATCGGTCCAGCCGTTGTGGATTACCTTGCCTCTAGTGATGGCAGGAATTACGGATAGTTCACCTGGCGACCAGTCTTGGCCTCGGTGTGGTCTTCCGTTGCGGTACGGCGCTAGGTTGCCCAGTCCGTCTCCGCGGTGCTTCTTGTCGAATGGTTCAATGTATTCAGCCATTAGGCTGCTCCTCTGCTTATGCCCAAAACGATTACGGCGGTTAGGACTACGCCGCCCAAGGTAAGTACCCAGGCGTTCTGATATCGGTTCTTTTCGAGGTCGCGCAGTCGCGCCTCGTGGTCTTCAAGAGTGGTTAGTCGTTGCTCGATTACGCTTAGTCGGCTAAGGATGCCGGTTAGCAGCTTCTCGAGTTGAACATCACTCATCCTCGGACTTTACGGGCGCTGGCTTAGGTGCAGCCTTGACCGCTGGTTCCGATACTTCTGACTTAGGTGCTGGGAATGAACCCTGTGCTGTGTTACCCATTACATCTCCTTGATTGTGTTGAGGTTGCCACAGACACACCAGACATCTGTGGAAAAGTTTTCTGCCAGTTCAAGGCAGAGGACTAGGCCCATGTTTGGGCAGCCATTGGTTTCGCAAGTCGCTTCAATTTTCATTAGCCGAGGCTCGCATTCGACTTCTGCTGGATGGCCACGATGGTAACGCTTCGAGCAACAGCGCTTGCGGCAGTACCAGACCAGACATAGACCGGGAATGTCCAAGTGGTCCCCGAGTAGGTTGCGATGCCTAGAGTTACGCTGGTTGCGGTGTTAGCGGTCGATACGACCGTCGCGGTTGCCAGGGGAGGCGTGGTTGCGTGGAAGCGCCCAGCGGTCATAGCAATCGTGCCAGTACCGGTAATCGTTCCGTTGGCGACCTGCATGGCCCAAGGAAGCGTGTCAAAGTTTTCGTTTACTTTGGAAGCAAGAATGTCTGTTCCTGCGACAAACACATTTTTTGCGGTCATTAGAATCCTTTCCAGAGTTCTAGTGTAGTGAACCAGTTGTTAGGGTCGATGGTGTGAATCACCTTTGTGACCCAGATTTCTTCGTCAATGGTAAAAGTCGGCTGCACAAGCTCGACTTGGATGGTGTTTTGTGGGCCAAACAGGTTGGCTAGTTTGCCGTCGCGCTTGATGCTCGGAGTGGTTACTTGAAGAACTTTCCGCCCTGGGTCTTTTGGCGTGATTAGGGCAAGCCAGTTGACTATGTCAGTTTGACGCAAGTGTAAAGTCTTCTCGCATCTGATAGCGCCGTAAAGGTCGACCATGTCTTGGTTGACGCTTGTGCCAAGTGCGCCGCCCTCGGTTGAGCCAATAACATAAGTGTTGAACATGGTGTCCATGTCGTAGTCCACGACGATGTCGCTGATGCAGTAGTGGTCTGCAGCTGCCGAGTGGACATTGCTGAAACTTCCGATAGGTGCGCCAAGGGTCCTCATTGCCAAAGACCCGGTGAGGTTCAAAGAGTCGTCGATTGCGTCTTGGTAAAACAATCCATTTTCAATCTGGAGCAAGTTATCAAGTAGTTCGCCAGCGCCGACTTCTGCAAAGGTTTCCCCGGCCATGCGTGAACCATTAGCGCCGCTACCGCCAATAGTTGCTCCTGCAGCGGTCGCCCACTGCGTAAAATAATCGGTGTCTGACAAAGCCGAAGACACTACAAAACTTGAGATGTTCTTAGCCAGTAACCTCTTCAAGCTCGAGGTCGCCATGATGTCAATCAAGTTATTGCCAAAAGTGTCATACGAAACTTCAAAGGTGTCAATAAAACCTGTAAACAAAGTCTGATAGACGGCAGGGAACGAGTCCGGCAAAGGTCGGTAAGTTACCCGAATTGGGGTGTTGGGTCTAATCTTTGGGTTGTTTGATGGGTCAAAGACTTGCGACTGCATCTGAATCGTCAGCGTGTTGGGTTCTGCTGGCGTGTAAAAACCATCCTGAACGCTAGAGCCGATAGTTACTTGCGCCTGGCTAACCGTCGCAACAATGTCAGTCCAAGTAAAACTCGAAGCCGAAGCCCAGTCCGAGCCATCATCCCACTTAGAAAGATTCCACACCGCGTTAGACCCGGTAGGGATGCTAATCTCCACCTTGATGTCTTGGGCGATGTCAAACTCGTCAGCCACCGAAGACCACCTTTTTACCAGTCTTGCGCTCGTACTTCTGGATAGCGGCGATAATCTCCTCGGCCGTCATGTTGGCCTTATTGATATTGATTGCGTAGGTGTTGTTTTTGGCTGTGTTTGCGCCAGAGATTGCCCCGGCTTTCATACCTGACTCTGTCAGAGTTTTCTCGGCACTAATGAACTCCGTCAAGTTGTTGCCCTGAAGCAAAGCCGAAGCGGTAGCCACGCCACCGATAGGACCTAGGTCAAAGATGTCTGTAAGCATTGCCGGGCTTGCGCCCTTAGCGCGAAGTCTTTGCAGAAGCGCTGGAAGTTTCTTGGCCGCATCGA